TATAATACTTGCCATTTCAGAAACTTCCTCCGTTTATGTCCAAATTCTGTGTTGCACCTGGAGTCAACTCCAAAGTTCCAGTCCACTGCTGTGTTGTGCTATTGTATACTAAAACCATTCCATTCTGTGGGTTACTGGCGTTCACATCACTTAGTTCACCAATAGTTCCTGCTGAAGAACCTGCTAATGAGGATGTAACCTTTATAGCATTTTTTTGACCGACTCTTACTTTAATGTCTGCCATTATTTTGTCACTCCCTCTCTAACTAAAACAGCACCCTCTAAAACTCTAGTTACTTCACCCGATGTATCTGTAATTAGAACATCGTACATGAATCTACCAGGTTTTAAAGCTGCTGTTTGACTTGTTGTTAAACCAACTCTTATCCTTCCACCTGCTGCATTAATAATTGAGGTTTGAAAATTAGTTGCTGAACTACTGCCAGGATGCTTACGCATCTGTGCAGAAGCAGTAAAACCAGTCAAATCCGTAGCAGAATTAGTAGCTGCACTTTCTAAAGTAAAAATTTGAGAAAATGTAGTTCCAGTATTAACAGTTAGATTACTTACGTAAACTGCCATTTAAAAACAATATCAGGATTCTAGATATATTTATATTTCCAGTAACCCGTCTATTTTGACGCAATTTGTTTTAATAAAAGTTTTATCTCTTCAATATCCTCTTTTATCCTATCAAGCTCTTCCCTCTGACTTTTTTTAGCAGACTTCATTTTTTTATATTGAGTATAACCATTAGTGTCTGTATTAACTACAGCACCTGTTTTTTCATCCCTAAAGAGATTTTTATGGTCTTTAATTGGAATCATGCAAGTGCGATTGTTCGTAAATCTTTTAATCGAGGTGATTTTGCTTCGTTTGTTCCACTGAATACAATTTTAATTTTATATCCAATAAATTCCTCTAAGTCATCTACACTAAATTGATATTCTTTAAATTCATCAACTAAACTTGGACTAACAAATGCGTCTGGTCTTCCAGTATTCTTAGAGGGGTCAATAACTTTATCACCAAAACCATCACCATCTGTATCTTCCAAATTATCAAAACCAGGAAATGCATTATAAGCTAACTCTGTTGCAGATCCATCTGCTCTTACTAATTGATAGAAAGCTCTAAAGTCAGCAGAAGCATCTCTGTATGCGGAAACTAAAACCTTGAGAGATGTAGCAGGATTTTTAAGATTTACCTGATTACTAATGTAAACTGAAGAATGTGGATCACCAGATGCCTGTTCTGATCTACCATCTTTGACATAATCAAGTATTGGTCGATTTAATCTTGATCTCTGATAAATTATGACACCATTTTGCACATCAATAACAGGAGATACATTTGGACTTGATGATTCCATAATACATGAGAAAGTAAATGATCGATTTAAAGGTAAATCTGTCAATCGATTGATTTCATTTATTTCAGAACATAAAAGTCTTGGTGTTGATAATTTATTTTCATTATTAATAGTGACACTTTCAAATCCTTGATCAACAAAGGAGACCTCATTTCCGCCAGCACTAGTTCCAGAAACAGTTCTAATTTGATTATACATTCCTGTATTAGAGTTTGGTAATAAAGTGTTGAATTGTGGAATCAAACTATCAAACTGATAGTTTTGTGATGCAAATATATTTTCTCCACCAACACTTGATTCATCAGTAAAACTAATTTGAGAATCGCCTGAAGATGAGGAACCTCGATCAATACTCAAATAATAACGGTCAATATTTTTAAGTGCATTAACACCCACAGGCATCGAAGCCATATCGTGATTATTGTTTATACTTCTTAAACTCATTCCATTCAATTCATATTTAAATACACGATCACCTGTATTGTGTGTTCTTGGTATTGTTCCATCTACACCTCTTGTTCCAATTCCAAGTTGATTTGTGGCAATACTATCATAGAAAATAACTTCACTATTAATCTTAACAAATCCTTGAGTTGTTGATATTCCAGCGAATGTTGCAAATTCTGATGTGCTTGCCACTGATATTACTTGATCATCGACTGCAAGAGAATCTGTTAACAAGATTGCAGTTGTATCTGGTTCAACGTCAGCAAGAGTAACAAAATTATTATCTGCCTCCATACCATGATTAAAATGATTAACTTCTAACACGTTACCCTCATACTTATCATCGTAAGTTGCTGATGAGAGAATTGTTGTTGTTGCGAGTGATATTTGTGAACCACCATTTGTAACAACTAATGGTTGACCTGTCGTAAATTCTTCACCTTGAACATTTTTAAGATAAAGTGTGCTCTTACCACTGGTTTGTGTTACACTGATTAATGCACCTGAACCTTTAATTACATTACTTGTTGAAATACCAAGAACGTCACCAACGACATATCCTGCACCACCTGTATTGGATGTAACTGATGCAGATGATACTTGTCCATCTGAATTTGTTGCTATTGTAGCTGTCATTCCACTTCCGTTACCAGTAATATTATACAAAGGAACAGCATTATATGTCTGACTTGCTACAAATCCTTGTCCTGTATTAGTTACAGCAAGTGTAGATACAGCACCACCCACATTTTCAATATATCCTTGAATTGCAGTTGCTGTTGTAGAATCACTTACCTTAACACCATTTGTGAGTAATCCGTCAGTGTCAGATGTAGTTACAATACCGACTTTTAATTTTCTTGGTAGTGTTTTAATTGCGTTAGGTAACAATCTTTCAATATTACCTGTTTTTGTTTCCATCTTGGAATTGTAGAAAAATACAGTTCCCTCGCCTTCAACAAATGATGCTTTATAAAGTTGGAATTTCAAATCTTCATATTGGCTAGCAGTCCACACTGAACCATTTTGTGATTTGAATAAACTACCACCAAGATATTGACGAGTTACGATAACCGACTCGGCATCAGGTAAACTTTGTGTATTTACAGTTCGATCACCCATACGAGATATCCATACCTCATATTCAATTGATTGTTGTACTCCAAGAACTAATGCATACTCTGTTTCTGGTTCTAGATATATTGGTGATGGAAATGTTACTCTAGTTGCAACTTCTCCATTACTTGAAACATTAATATCAACAGGGTTTACTACAACACGGGCAAAATCTTGAACTAATTGAGTTGTAGGTGTTCCTAATTCAGTTGTTCTTATTTCAACTGAAATATTTTCATTTGGATCTTTTCTTGCAAAAAATAAATCAACTGAAGTTAAAAATGCACCATCTTCATCAACTTTAAATGTTTGTGATAGAGGGTCAATTCCCTGATATTGTTTTCCACTATAACTGTTATAAGGAGAATTCTTTTTTTTCCCCTGTTTCCTCTTCTTAGCTGCAGCTTGTCTAGCTTTAACTTTTTGAACATTTGAAACCTTTACATATCCACCTTTAGCATTAGTTTTAAATCCTTTAAGATTTGACATCAAACTCTTTTTAGCTATCTTAAAGCCACCACCACCAGAGTGTACATAATATACAGGAGGTGGTACTCGAACTGTTATATTGGTTGATTGAATCGTGTTAACCTTTCCATTTGTCACATACTCAGTACCAGCCTCTGATAATAATATACTTCCAAATAAAGCATCACCTATAGTGGATTCAGATGACAACTTAAAGGTGCTTGTTCCAACTTTAAATCTTAAACTTGGAGCAGGGGTTTTAAGAGGATCTTCAAAGAAGAATGAACCATATAAGTCTCCATAAGTGTCAGCAACTAATCTAACATTAGTAACTGATGCTTGTGCACCACTACTTTGACCAAGAAGTGTAATTGTACCAGTTTTAGGAATATAACCATAAAAACTACCTTTTGCTTCATCAACAAGTGCGTTAATATCAATATTCAATACTGTTGAGGAAGCTGAATATACAGATCCTAAACTAAGTGAGGTATCATATGGATTTGCATTAAATGTAAGAGATGGTGAATTTATATCTCCAGATTTATGATCTGGTTGAGCTATTCTAAAAATAGCAACTCTTTGACCATCTTTTAGTGCTTCAACTGTTTCCCCCTTTGTAAATATACCATTTACCATAGATATTTCTAACAATTTTGGAATTAAATTAATTCCACTTGTGTAATCAAAATATGGATAAAATCTTGTAACTGGTCTAAGTCCATCTGCACTAAATCCAACATTACGAGACCTTATGTGATCATCAGGTTTTGAACTAATTTGTTTTTTCTCAACGTAAGTTCTAGCAACTGTACCTGTTATTGTTTTACTACCTCCAGATACCTCTATATTTCTAACCCATGTATCATTTGCAGGATCTAATTTTACAGTTCCTATGAATCCAGTTAAATTAAATGGGTTAACATTTTCCACTCTTGATGCCAGTGGATTACCTAACCAAGATACCTCTTCATAATCTAAAGTTATTAAATCACCAGTTTTTTTACAATTTGAATCTAAAAGTGGTAAATTTGTAGAAAAATCAGCAGTAGCGACATTTATGGAAGGATCTAATGCAAGTTGTGGTTTAACTGACCAAAAATTAGTTGTAGTTTCCAACTCTTGTTTTTCAACATCAACAGTGACATTACAATCAACGTTTTCAATATCAATTAGATTAGTATTTTTAAAATCATCTACAAAAAATCCAGTTTTAAATCTTGATAAACCATCTGCATCTTGTATTTGAAGTGTTTTTGTATCTAATTCTAATAAACTCAAAGATGATGTAACCTCTAAATTTTCAATTCTGTCCTCTAATTTACCAATATCCTTCATGGTAAATCTAACGTTATCCTCTAGGACAACTTTCGCATCATCTGGATCATAAAGATACGCAGGTAATTCTATAGTTGCTAAGACCATAGCATTATCAAGCACAGATATAGGAGTTGGATTGGTCGAAGATTCACCTGTTATTATAACAATCTCTCCAGATGAATCTAAAACTACTTTATCAATTCTTGGTAGATAAAAATTATATCCAACAATTGAACTCTCATTTGGAGTTACGATAGTGGTTGGATTAGATGCATCGTTGAAATTTCTATTTGAAAATGCAAAAGGAGATCCTGTTCCACCATACGCACCAACTCTTGGTCTAAAATCAATTGTATCACTAGCTCTTAATCCATCTTTTAAGTGTGGAATATCTTTACCAAATCTCTCTTGGGTATATGAAGCAACTGTATAGAAGTCACCTCTATCTCCAGAAGGAACGTCATATCTATCATAAACTATTAAAAGTTTTCTAGATGCTGGTGAAAAATCTTTTCTTCTTACAATTCTTGAATAATCATAGAACTCCTCTCTCTGACCTTTATCCAACTCATATCTATTTGTAATATTTAAGTGATTACCGAATGTTATATCCTGTAAGGTAGTTGTTATATTTGATTCTTCAAATGTAATTATTTCACCAATACTAAATGCATTTGATGATAAAATTGATATTTCAATCTCAGTAGCTGAATTTCTAGTAACAATTTGTCCGACTGCTCCCGTATCAGAACCGATTATTTTTTCTCCTAATATTGATTCTGTATTCAACGATAATCCAGATGGGAAAGTAAATTTATCTAAAGTGGGTGATAATGAATTAAGTGACTCATAAACACCTATGATTTTTACTGCATCTGGCACATTTAATGATATTTCCTTATCTTCAACACGAAGACCATAATTTTTACTTATCTCCATTCCAGTCAAAGCTGTGTTAATTCCAACTGCTGTTTTTTCAACTGCAATTTTTTGACTTCTTACATATTCTTTTTGTTTACTCTTTAATGATTGTTTCTTAAGGGTAGCACTTACAGTTATATTATTTTCACTTGTTTCTAATCCATTTATTGTAACAGTTTGTCCATCAGCACTCAAAACAAACTGATCAGAGGTTAAATCCTCTATACTTCCATCACTATAATGAACAGAATATCTCTCTTCATCAAAACTCTCATAAAATGCACTTGATATGCCACTTGCAGATAAATTAAATGTTAATACACCAGACCCATCAGTGCTCTCAGCAGTTATATTTTTTCCTACTAATAATGTTGATGCATCTAAGTTTATATCTGAAACATTTTTATTATCTATTTCAGCATATAATCCTTTATTATCTTCAATATTTATATTTGGCACACCAAAAGCAAAGGTAGTGCTTATTTTATTTGAGTTTAAAGCACCATTACATATGCCAGTAATTGTAGGAACTGCAGATAAAGTAACACTTAACCCATCTCCAGATACCGTTTCAATACGATTAAATCTTTCAACTGTTTCTCCTTCAGGTGTATATCTTAAAATAGTTCCTGTGTTTATACCCACAAAATTGAAACTTCCATTTGTTGTCGCACCAGCACCTGTGATTGTTATCTTATCAGCATTACTAAAGTTTGGACTAATTACTCGATTTAAAACAGTATCAGATGTAAAACTAACTGCATAACCAGTTACAGCAGAAGTATTTTGAAAAATACCTTTTACATCTTGTATACCAAAAGCTTCAACTGTTCTTATTGATCTAGTAAAAGAAGTATCCTCATTTATGATTAGTTGTTCACCTGCCATGAACTGACCTGTGACTTCACTTAAGTAAATACACTCAGTTCCACTGTAAACTATGGAAACATATCCTGTAGCACCACTGCTTACTCCTCTAACAAAAGATGTAAGAGGAACTTCAGTGTTTGTGACTGATTTATTTAATTCAATCTTTGTAAATACTTGAACATCAAATAAGTGTAAATCCCACTCTGTTGTATCTCCTGTGTATGCAGCATCAGATACTGCAAATGAATATACTCTTGCCTCTCCAATCTTATCACCTTGTTTTTGATCATCTGCACTAACTCTTTTATTATAAAGTTCTACTAATGCAGTATTATCATTAATATTAGGTGCAGGTACACCAGCAACATGATTTACTTTAAAAATAGTTCCCATTTGATACGGAACTAAAGCTGAATCAACTATCTGCTTATCCCTTGGTTTAACATTATCAATAAGTTGAGATGACTCAAGTTCAATATCATATCCTTTAACGTATGCTTTACCAGATGATACTTTAACACACAATATATCATCATCAGGTATATTACCTTGTTGAGTTAACTCATTCGATCTATAAACACCATCTCCAGAAATACCATCATTAAGAGAATTAAAAACATCAACTTCAAATTGATTTAAACTGTAATTACCAGATTCTTCATAAGTTCTTTTTGCAAAATAATCTTTTATTAAATTATAATCAGTTTTATCTGCTGTCAGTTTTATTGTACCCTCATCTAATCTAATTAATTCAACAAAATTTGTATCGTTAAAATCAGTGAGTGCTTTCTTTGTTAAAGTTGTTTTTATCTTTAATCTATCAGCACCTGGTGCAGCATAATTTGAAAATCCTCTAGCATTATCATATAATGAATCATCATCCTTTGCTGATATTAATTGCTCATCAATACTTAGTCCAACTCGGTATGAAGGTTCATTATCATATGGGTCTAAAACAATTTTTTCACTATTAACTTGAACAAAATTACCTCTAATAAAATAAACACCCTCGGATATACCAACAGCAGATCCAACTGTAAAGGCATCTTCACTTTCTATTAAATTCAATACAGATTGTCCTGCATTAATGATTGTATTACCATAAGAAAATGTTTCTTCTACAATTAAATTCTCACCTTCTGCTAAACCATTTGTTGAATTGTCATCACCCGCCTCTAAAAATTTTACATATATGGTAAGATTAGTGAGATCTGCATTATCTGAAGGATATTCAAAATTATCAATTGATAAAATATTACCAGTTGTTTCACCCTTAAGTCTCAACCCTATAAGTTCATTAAGATATAAAGTAACAGGTGTTCCCAAATGCTCTTCTTCTATTTTTAACGAATAATATTCTTGATCATATGCTATACCACCAGGTATGACCATCGAACCATCTTTAAACATATGAGTTCCAAATGATTCAACTTGATTTTGAAGAATTGATTGTAAAGTGCTTAATTCTCTAGCTTGAACTGGAAATCCAGGTTTAAACAAGACTTTATAAAATTGATCACTCTTATCATAATCATCATAATAAGGACTTATATTTAAATTCGTTTTTTGAGCCATTTCTTAAAATTCCAAGATGATTTTGATGTCTTCTTTTTGTCTAGAGTTTCTAGTAATTAAAGGTCTATTATCTAAGTAAATTACTTCACCCGACTTTTTATTTATCTCTGGATTAGCAAGACCATTTGTAAAGTTAACTCCTAATGAAATAACTTTGTTTCCAGTCGGATTTGTGCTAATTCCACTAAAATTTTGGTCTACTGATGCAGAAAATCCACTTGTTGGAGCAATAATTTTATCAGCACTAGATACAAAATCCAATATTTTAGAGTTTGTAGTTACACCAACGTAATCTGTTTGATCGCCTGTTGTTTGATTGAATACTAAAGATCTATCTTGATAATACTTAATAACATTAGTATCAGTGTCATAAGAAACAATATAACCTAATGCTGTGCCTCCAGTTACTGTTTGCTCTATTTTTTCTCCTATAACTGGTGTTCCTGTTGGTGATATAACTTTGATTGCATTTACAGAAGAAAATTGATTTTCAGTGAAAACCGCAGTTGATCCAATTGATGTTGGATTTTTTATGATACTAATTTGAGCAAATTTTGTATCAGTAGGAAAATCTTTTGTGGAATCATCAAATCTTGCGTATACTAGTAATTTATCAGTGCCCAACTCTTTGTATAAATCAAATCCATGACCTCTAGATGGAGGGATTATAGGAATTAATTTTGCTCTTGTTGTTGGATTACCTAAACTTCCAAGATCAACCATACCGTAAGTATAACCTTGACCACCTGATGAAACATTAGTTTTTATTATTTTTCCTTGACTATCAGTGTCAATAACAACTTTTGCTCCAGTACCATCTCCGATTATATTAACTTCAACTCCAGTTTGGTTCTGTGTATATCCAAATCCTTGTTTATCAATATAAACTTTTCTTATTTGATTATTATTTACAGTTGAATCACCATTCTCTCTAACAGACTGAATTTGAGTAGTAGTTGCAGTTGGCCAATCACTGGGAACTGAAATGTATTCAGTAGAATCAAATTTTATTATATCACTAGGTGGGACTGTAAATAAGTACTTCCAAATATAACCATCACCACTTTCACCTGCTCTTGATGGTTCAAGATCTGTAAATACTGGTTCATCTTGTGATGCATTACCTGTTGTACTTATACCACTAGACCCATTATCAATACAAATATAAACGTCAAAGTTTTGATTCATTACATAATAACTTGAATCATATAATCTTGAAGAACCTGTGACAGGTGATGGACTCTTTAAACTGTAATCATGACGATACATCTCATATTTTGTACCTTGAGTCCAATTTCTTCTAGTTATTAATCTTCTTACATTATCTGATGTTACTTTCTTACCAAAAATTGTGGTGTCACCAATATGATTAGTGTAATTTAAATTATCTATTGGGTTAGGAGTTTCTGTGTTCCAGTCTGAACTTCTACCAAAACCCACTACAGGTGAAGATGGATTAGCGAGACCAACCACAACATAATATGAGTTTGTAGAGTCATCTATTGTCTCTACAAAATTATTTGCATTTAGAATTCTAAATTGATCAGTTACAATAGCAGCCATATTATCAGCTTTTTTCTATATTTATACTAGCCAAGATCCTTTCTTAAAGCACCACTGTCTCTAAGTCCGAAATCTCTTCTCTGGATAGTTGGATAACTTGAAATACCAGAGTAATGTGTTTTACCTGTAACTCCAATAGAAATAGCATTAGATCTATTGAAATTAGTTAATCGACCCCATGAAAATCCACCAATAGCAGTTCCGAGTCCAACAGAAGTATCTATACCAGTGGTATTTACTCCAGTCATGATATTACATGTTATGATACCAACTCCTGCATTAAATTGATCTACAAAGTAGATATTATCAACACAGGTAGTTCCAGTAGCAACAACTGCACCATCACTATAAACAGAAGTAACACCATGTCCAACCTGTGTATCAAAAATATAGATTGGATATCCAACTTTTAAGTCAGTTAGTGTTGCGGATGGATTACCTGAACCTGATCCTAAATCTGCATTTAATTTAAATTCAAGTGCAAGAGGATTACCTCCAACACCATCAGTTACCGCTATACCAATAATATCACCATCAAATCCCTCAACTGTGGTTATTAAATCAATATCCTCTTTGTTTAAAGTTGGAGAAGGAGCAAGAACTTGAGGTGGTTTTGTTTGAGTATAACCAAAACCAGGATTAGTAATCGTAACTGTATTTAGACGACCACCTGATATTGTTACTGTAGCACTTGCTGTTGCTAACCCAACAGGTGGTGTAGTAGATGTTGTAATTGCATAATAATTGTTTGTTGCAGGTGCAGCGATTGAAACAGTAACTGCAGAACCAACATATCCATTACCAGAATTTGTAATATCTAATGATTGAATAGTTCCAGCAGCAGATACAATCGCAGTCAAGCCAGCAGCAACTAAATCTGTTGATTCAATAATTATTCCACCAACTGCTCCTATATTTAAACTTGAAAAGTCCTCTTCATAATTAAAGAATGATGCATTATCAAGATACAAGATGGTATCTCCTACACCAACATCAGATATAATTTTAGCAGTAGGATAAACTAAAGCCTCAATTGAGTCTCTTGTTTTAAATACCAATTCTCCATTTATTTTCTTATCAATTTTTTGTTTAGTCCAACTAAATGGTTTAAAGTTTCTTTCATCAATACCAATACCATTATATAAATTTGTTTCAACTTCATCTGATGCATTTATACCATAAATCACTCTTGGTTTTTGTGTTGTAGTGATTCCTGAATTTTTGATAACTTGAACTGAGTCACCAACTTTTATTGTAGGTGCGACTGATGAACCAGCTGAAACCTGAACAGCATCTACACCTTCTGTTCCTTTATAGAAAAATATATCTATGACATCAGATGCATCGGGAGGTTGTGCAAATGTAAATGATGTACCGCCTTCAAATGTATATGCTTCACCTGGATTTTGAACAACTCCATTAATAAAGATGAGTAATAATGAATCGAGATTGATTAAAGCTGATTCTGGATTATTTTCATCTATTTCAAAACTAAGTAAATTTGAATTGTATATTATTGGGAATCTAGTTCTTGAACCATCTTGAAGATCTTTAATTGAATCAATAAAGTCAAATTGTCCAAAATTCCATGAGGAATACTGATCATTAAATGTTTCTAAAACTGTAAGATTGAAGTCAGTCATAGTAGTGACTCCAATAGCTGTTACTAATCCAACAGGTTTGAATACATCACCAACTTTGAAATTGTATCCATTATTTTCTAATACAAAATTCGTAACTGTGAATAGAGTTGATCCAATACCAACTGCAGTGTTAGCTGCACCAACATCTATTGTAATAGATGCACCATTACCAGTATCTGTTGTATTGCCAATACCTCTTCTTGAAACCCCAGTTACAGGTAGATTAGAGTATGAGGGTGATGAAACTTGAATTTGAGGTTTTGTGTATCCTGTACCATTATTATTAATTGTAAAGGATAATACTCCACCATCTCCAGCTACAGCAGATATATCAGCACCCGAACCTGTACCATTTAAATCAGTAACAGCAACTGATACAGGATTTCTATAACCAGAACCAAATGTTAGATCATGTAGATATTCAAAAGCAGTTCCAGATCCAACATACGCATGACTTTGATTACTTGCACCTATACTTACACTAAATGTTGTTGCAGATAATATTCCAGTCAATCCAAATGATCTATCATTAGGTATTGTCAAAGCAGGATTAAACGTTAGACCATCTAATCTTACAAATTCATTTATATTTCCAAAATCATGATTACTTGAGGTTGTGACTTGTAATTCACCAGTAATATTATTATATGATGCAGTGCTTATGCCATATGAACTTCCTGTGGTAGCTATACCCACAACTCCAGCAATCGTGCTTCCTCCTGCTCCAACATTTGGTACAACTTTTGCTCCGACTAATGGTGCAACTCCTAATCCTCCTGTTGAACCTAATGATATGATTACACCACCTCTTGGTAATTGATTTTGATTTACATCAGTGTCACTTACAATCAAACTACCATTAGATGAGGTAATACCTGTAAATATAACATCTGTCGCTGTGCCACCTATCTCACTGAAGTTATAATTATTTCCCAAATTATTGAATGTAGTTGGTGTTTGGAATATACCATTTAACAACAAAATACTACTACCAGTATTAACTCCTACTGTATCTGCACCTTCAACTTTAACTCTGTATGATTGATCAATTCCGTTGAAACTATCAGATATGTCATCAAATATAATATTTTTTGTATAATCTTTTCTTAAGAAAACTCTTCCGTTAAATGTTGATCTTATTGGATCTAAATTTGATGGAGTTCTACCACTTTGATTTGTACCTCTTGGTGCTTCAGTAAAATGAACTCTACTATCAACAATATTATAACTACCTGAATATAATCTGGTTATATCACTCGCACTATGATTAGTTGCAGCAGATCCAATATATCCCCTGTCTACTTCTAGAATATTAACATCACCACTTTCTGTGATTGGACCTACAGATGTTGTTCCTAAACCAACATTTGTAATCTTCATATATTCATCGTTAATTTTTATTGTATCTCCCGTTGTTATTGAAGAAATACCTGCAACACTGAAAATTGTTTGACTGTCTGTAATATTAAACTCAAGTGTGGTTGATATAGGTGTGAAAGCAATAGGTGATTGTATTACACCATCAATAGATATGAGTGCCTTTTCATTCTTTTTAGACATTTCAAATTCATGATAATTTCCTGCACCAGCACTTGTAAATATTAATGGTATTCCAGCTAATGCATCAGCACGAGTTTTTGCAACTTGAAATACATCCTTATTCTGTGGTTTTTTGATTGCAAATAATTCAGTTCCTGATGCCAAAGTCCCACCTGCAGTCGCAATACCTGTAACTGTAGCACCTGTAAATGTTGAACCTGGTGAATATATTATCTTTTCACCACTTTCAAAGAAATGGTCAATAACAGTAAATTCTCCTGTCCCTAAATTTAATGATGTTGATGGATCAAATTTTTTCTCAAATATTGGTATCGTATTGCTTTGTAATAAGAAGTTAGTTTTGTTTGATCTTGATCCATTAATTGCATCATACTGTGCAAGAGATAAAGATTCAGTAACTGTTCCATATTGTAAATCAAGTGGAATATTTAATAAATCAATATCTGTATAGAATGCTTTACTTAATACTTGAACTTGAACACTGTTTGTTCCACCAGTATAATCTGGATCTGGATGGAAATTAAAGTTCAAATCATTTCCAACTAATGTCGATGAGAATGTACCTATACCCGATGTGCTTCCGATTGATAAAAATGGATATTGAGTTGTATGTGTATCAGTTTCATTATGTGCAACCAATACTTGATGTAATGCACTAGTAGAACCACTTGAAACTCTTACTATACTCTTGAAACTTGATATTTCTTCATGTAAGAAGGATGATATAGTTGTTGCAGCTGATACGTTTACATAATTTGACTCAAACCTAACTGTTTTTTCAGTGCCATCAATTTGACCTGTAGATTTAAATCTATACGTACCTATTCCTGTAGATGTAGTGCCTATTCCAATAATTGATGATCTAACAAATACCTCATTAGCTTCATCATTTTCAAAACTTAATGAAAATACACCAGTTGATATTCCTGATGTGAAACTACCTATGAAATTGGAAACTACAGACTCTTCTGAATCAGTTAAAAATTCAGATAAAAATGTATTTGTACCATCATGAGTAGCATACAATTCAACAAAATTAGTTTCAGTTGTTGTTGGATCTTTTACTTCAGCTGATACGAAGAATGCGTCTATGTTTCCAGTATTTCCAGAAACTATTTCTGAAGTTGATCCAGACGATACAATTTTATTACTTCCTATTAAATTTACAAATCCAATAGTTTGTGTACCAATACCTGTTAAATCAGTATTGAACGTATTTTGGAATATTTTTATATCATAATCATTATTATCTGCATCATCAGGTGTAAATATCAAACTTATCAAACCTGCAGAGTCCATTTGGAACTCAATATCACCTAAATCCGACGCAGTATTATGAATACTTGTTTTTTCTGCTGTAAATACATCGTTTTCATCTTTAAATAAAACAATATCAGATAGTTGGACATTTTTGTTAAATGGATTTCTTACTTGAATTAAATATTTTGCATAATTTGTATTAATTGGAATATCTAAAAACTTTGTTAATGTAGTAGAGGTATTGGAGAATAAAGGACTAATATCATCTATTTCTAATACACGATTTGATCTACATTCAATATAAGGTGACAGTTTTGTATTTTTTAATTTTAAGAATTTAGATTTATTATTAACAGTATCAATATCTAAAGCAAAATCAAAATTATTAATTGTGTCTACACGTTTTTGATCTATGATATCAAGTGCGACTGTATCAAGGAAGGTTGATGTTGTAATACCAGCACTAGTAGCAGATTGAATACCAACATCAGCAAAATTCTTCAGTCCACTTGTATGTAACAGTCTATTTACGGGATTTATTAAATCATCAAAAGTTATTGAACTTTTTACACTATATGATAAATTTTGATAATAATCATTATCAGGCAAAACTTGATAATCTTGATTTAATTTTCCAATATCATTTCTCCAACCTTGATTTTCTTTTAGAGAATAATCAATTTTGAATTGTCCTGTATTTTTAGATATTTGATTTATTGTGGCTATATTACCACTGTTTGATCCTCTTATTCTTTGACCTGCAACCAAATCAAACGCACCAGGTTGATCTTCAACAATTTTTATAAATTCGTCAGTAGATTCTGATATTGATAATTCAACTGGAGTAAATGAGTCTCCAATAAATGCAGATATTTTTTCTCCTACTACAAAATTAAATATTTTTTGTGTTACTGAAAAGACTGGATAATCATCTTTGCTAATAATTTGTGCAAATGAATTTTGATTTGTTTTTGCAATACCAGCATTACTTGTAAATGTTGATAAATCAAATTCAACAGTTGCTGGATTATTATTCACCATCGAAGTAATTTTAAAGAATTTAAATCCATTATCCTCAGAATTGAAACCATCACCTGGTGTTAAACTTGAGTGAGTATATTGTTGTATACCTTCAACAAATATCTCTTCACCAACAGAGAATGGTGCAGTACTAAAACCTAATATAGGTGTGACTAAAGTACAAGTTACAATACCTGTAGATGGATTAAATTCAACTGTTTTTATAGTTGCTCCATTACTATTATTAAGTGCAAATATTTCATGAGTAACTGATTTTAAACCTCTTGATGGAACAATAATTGACGCATCAACCACCGCACTACCATTTATCGTTGCCTCAACTGATCCTGATGTATCTTGTAACCCAGTATCAGGATTTACAATAACTAAATCTGGTTCAGTGGTATAATTTTTTCCACCAGATAAAACTTCAACTTTTGTTATTGTATTTGAATCTATGATTGATATAATAGGTGCTACAAAAGCTTCTGGTTTAAGTGTATTGTCTGAGGAATATTCAAAACCTGGATTTAAAATTCTAACATTATTAATACGATTTATAGTGGTTGAGTCGGGTAATAATGTGGCGTTTGTTCCTTGTGTTGATGCAATACTTACAAAAGATGGTAAACTTTTATATCCAGTGCCACCATAATTAATTTTTACTTTGTCTATTGGACCTGAAACATTACGAGATTTAGTTGAGTATGATAATTTACTTGTTTCTGTTGCATTATAAGATAATTTTTCAGGTACTTCTGGTAGAGAAATATTAAATATTGTAGAACCCAGTCCGATTATGTCAAATACTTCAAATTCACCACCATAAACACTATTTGCATATTGTATGGATGATGGATTGACTACATCAATAGTATCGGATGTGCTTATATATCCACTTTTTTGTACATTATAATATAGAATATCAGGATTATCTTCATAAAAACTGAGAGTAACTGTTGCAGTTGAAGTAACACCAACTGTTCCAACTCCAGAAACCTGAAATGTATTAGTTGTTCCTGTAGAGACAAATTCATTTTTAAAGTTTTGATCGTGAAATATTTTAAATTCAAAATTTTCTAATGATGAGTGACCAACACCAAAAACTAAGTTATTATTTTTAATTATCTCTATTCTTGGATTGATTAATGAAAATTCATGTGTACCACCAGTTGATGAAAGTTCAATAATTCTGATTGGATCATTAACAACATCTGATAAAGTTTCTCCAAGTTTAAAATTATCATCATCTACTTTAAATATAAAATATGAATTTTTATCAGATAAACCCTCTGAAGGTGAAGATGAAGAATAATAAATTTTATCACCTGATTCAAAGTCGTGAGATGTTATATTAATATTGTTTGTTGAACTTGTAATTCCACTAGATGAACATGTTTTTGTATTAATAAGTAGAATATCATTTAACTCATCATATCTAACATCAACAGAAGTTGATGTACCAATTCCAACTGATTGATTTGGTGTTACAGTTAAATCAATTATCTCATTATTTGATAAATTGTGTGCTGTTGATAGAGATACTTGTGCATGTATCCTTTGTAATTTACCAGTTAATTGCTCAAAATTACTTTTTAGTGAATATTCAAAACTACTTGATCCAATTTTTGTATCACCAACAAAGGATAATCCACTCGTGTTAGTTGTTAGTCCAACTTGTGTTACTATACCTACAAAGTTATCAGATTTATTAATTATAAAAATATCTTGACTATTCCCAGACTCTGGAATATTAAATGTGGTTACACCATCATCATCAGATACTGTTAAAGCATATCCAGCACTCGGTTTAGTTAGAGTAACTCTTTGATTTGTTACGAATGGATGATTTGGTAATCTTATACTTTGGAGTGGAGTCGAAACTACTTTTTTGAGATTTCCAAGAGTTGAAAAAGCAGTTGATCCTAAACCAACAACTGTTCCTACACCGATTGATTCATGAGGATTAAAAAATACCTGATCATTTAATTTAGATTTGATATCAGTGACTCCAAATCCAGTATTATCTAAACTAAAAATACTTGGAATTAGATTTATACCAGTCCCTACTGTATGAACTCCAGAGGACTCACCTCTTCTAACTCTAAGTATATTATTTTGATTAAAAGTATTAAGAACTAATAATTTTTCAGTTCCGATTCCTATGCTACTTCCTACTGATATATTACTTGGTATTTTTGACAAATAAATGTCAGTAACAATACCAGTTGTAGTAGAATTGGGAATTTCTTGATATACAATACTTCTTGCAGTTTCTATTCCAATAATAAATGAACCATTCAAATCTGGTAATAATGTTGTGCTCAATCCAGAGATAACTACTCTATCACCATTATTGAGTGATGGAGCTGTTGATATTGAGGCAGATATTTCACCACTCTCATTTTTAAAAAATACAACGTTTTCATAAGAATTAATAGTTGTATCAATTGAGTTTATAGTCTTTCCTTTTATACTATCAACTGAAACACTTAAACCACCACCCTCAGTTCCTGTGTTATCAAATTCTGCAGAATTAGTAACTCGATAATTATCTCCATCATTTATAATTTGTATTGAATTTACAGATCCAAAAGTAGTTGATTCAACTACAGATACTTGTTTTGATATTTCATTTGATTCAACTATAAAATCATTATCTGCAAATTGATCTGAAACTTTGTAAGGATATGTATTTCTTATAAGATTTGAATCTTCAATATTAAAATCTTTTTGTGTTAATTTATAATTGTCAATAACTGGATTTGATCTATAAGTATTTCCGATGAAATATGGAAATTTAGGTTGTAGTGAAATTGAAGTAATACCAACAAAATATGCATATGTTCCATTTGGATACTCAGGTGTTCTACCATATCTACCGTTATGAATATCCAAATCACCAACATTATTAAAAACATAATCATCAATAAAGAATCCAGAACTAAATGTCGAAGGTCTGTCGATAATATTAGATGTATCAAGTTCATATCCAGAATCTAAACGTCTTATTGCTGAATTTTCATCTGATGGATCACTATATCCATAAGGACCGTAAATAGGATTTCCATCATAAGCCCAACCAATTATAGGTGAGTGTTCTATACCATCATCACCAAATGCATCATTTCCAATTTGTGTAGAATATCCGACTAATGTATATTTTAATTTTTCTTGAGACTCAATTAATGCCTCACTACCATATCTGTCAAAGGAATTAGTAAATAAACTTCTTATTTTAGTATCAACCTTCAATTCACTGCCTGGTGATTTAACTACAATTGATGTTGTGTCTTCTTGATATTGTAATCCACCCTCTAATATAACAACGTCTATAATTTTTCCATTTTCAACAACTGCTCTTAATTTAGCACCTAGACCAGTGCCAATACCAACTACCTCTAAATCTGGTGGAGATTGATAATTTTGCCCTTTTGATTGGATCTCAACAAAACTTATTGAACCATTTGAAATTATCGGTTTAAGTTCTGCATCTTTACCAATTTTCCTAGTAACATTAACAGGTTTTTCTAAATTTAATATATCAGAACCATATCCACTTCCATCTTCATATAAGTATAAATCATCAATTGAACCTCTAACGACAGGAGTTGCTGTTATGACACCAACATTAGTATTTGCTAATTCATATTTTAAATTTAATTTTATATCTGGATATTTAAAAACTTGATAACCAGTTCCTTGATCTGAAAATTTGACATAATTTAATCTATCATAATTATCTAGAGATGTCCCACCCAATCCTGCATTTGTTATTCTAAATGAATTGTCATCAATAGATAAGACATTATATAAAACTGATGTTGTTGTAATTCCTGTATAAGTGCTCAAACCAGATATCTGTTGAGGTTGAGTAGATCCAAGTCCAACATTATTAGAATAAACTATTTTGTCACCAGTTGAAAAACCATGATTTACAAAATTAATTGTATTGTTACTGGTATTAATTCCTGTGGGTTTTACAAATAATTGTCTATTCTGATAATTAGAACCACCATCTAATATTTTTATATTTTTGAGTGTTTTTTCTTCTTTAAATAATTTAAATTTATGAATACCATCTTTATTAAAAGTAGTGAAACCAACGGTGTTAATTCCAGTGTTATAATCGTTGATGTTTTGAAATAATTTAATAGTATTTGAATTAACAACTAAAGGATAATATGTAGCACTATTAACTAAGGTAGTTGTTCCAAGTCCAACAACTGATGTTCCATCATTTCCAACTGTTCCAACACCTAAAGGATTATTACCATTACTATCATAAATTAGAGGTAAACCACTCGATATGTGATGATCAGTTAAAAATGTTAAAGTCTCATTAATGTTATCAATACCACCTGATTGAGAAATTAATCTTCCATCAAAAGATATTTCTCTTTTTCTTTTTGATAATATTGGTTCAAATACTGCACCAGATCCATTTCCTCCTTCGATAGTTACTGATAGAACTTTTTGTATATCAAAATCCTGTGGATCAATTTGAATATCAGTTACTTCTCCTACAACAACAGGTTGAACTAACGCTCTTGTGCCTCCAGAAGATGGTGAGGATACTTCTAATGTTGGAGGTACTAAAACATCATAATTAGAACCACCATTTAATACTTTTATACTTTCTAACGGTCCAAAATATATTTTATCATTAGACTTGTAATTAAGTATTTCAACACCATTAATTAGAAGTCCTGTTGTTCCTGGCAGAGTCTTTTCATTATTAGAACTTACAATATTTGGTTCTAATGGAAATTCTCTTAAAATTTTCTGAGCACCTATCTTTTGATTTACAGTGCCGACTAAAGAAAAAGTATGTGTTCCTGTATTTAAAGGTAAAGACTCAAATTCTTCAAAGTCTGCTATTGGAATAAATGATCTAGATTTATATAAACGAATTTGATTTTTAGAACTTAAAACTTCTACAAAATATGATCCCTCTACCAAACCTGGAATAATAGTTCCTTGAGCAGTGTATGTTATTTCATCACCAGTTATGAAATTTACATTAGATGGAAACGATATAACACTAAATTTTAATGTGCTTGGATTATAACCTTGTAAATCAATATTTCCAGTTGCATTTGGTAAAATTGATTGAGGTATAGATGCAGTAATTGTATAAGATGGTAGAGAATTAGAAGCAACATACATATTCTCATCAGAATCATTATATACATTCGTTGTATCTGCTGTTAAGACGTTATTGCCAAATTCAATATCAACCGTAGAACTACTTGCAGTTTTTATAGATCTTCTAATATCATAGTCTCTATTTGGATCAACAGTAAATGACCCACCACTCACACTACTTAATGGATCTAAGTCAATAGTCTTTGTGGATGAACTAACACTTTTAACAACTCCTGTTCCTGCTACGTTTTCTTCATTTCTAAAAAGTATTTGTACTCCATCACCTACTTTTATACTAGATTTATCAATATCACTTGTAAATAAAACAAAATTATTTCCGTTTATACTACTGACTTTAAATCTTGAAGAAGTATTATAAATCCATGAATTTGCAAATATTTGTTTTCTAGATTTGTTTAAAAGTGGATCGGTTATCTTTTCACCAACATTTTTTACTGTAATTTTTTCACCTTCAGTTAAAAGTCTTATATCAGATGTAGGTTCAAAATCTGATAATACACCTGTTAGTCGTAATTCTACCTTTTTTGATAAATCACCGTTTTCATATCCATAATAAAATTCATCAGACCTAACATCATCAGTTGCAGATATTGGTGATATAATATTTTCACAATCAAAGAATTGATTCAAAGATTTGCTACCATAATAAATGTTTGTATTGATTCCAGATACTACAAATCCAGTTGCTGCAAAACCAACTGTAGAATCAACAGTTATTACACTTGAACCTACCGAAACATCAGTTATTGATTTTGTTATTCCTGGTATTGTAAAGGTACCTTCAATAAGATCTCTATCATTAAAACCAACAAATAGTCCTAATTTGTAATAAACTTTTTCACCTCTTGTTAGTGGTTCAATTTCAGATACAGAAGCTGCGATAGGTGCTCTTGTATTAATATCGGTAGATTTTATAATTGTTTGACCAAGTAATTTGGTTGGATTTCCAGTTATTGCTTCAGCAAGGACTATTTCTCTTCTTATATACTCGGCTGATGATGGTTTAATTAAATATTCTTCTAAATCAATTACTTTTGGAGTTTCATTATATAAGACATTAAATAATATTCTGAATGACTCTTCTGTTCCCTTTGATTGATATAATGATTTTGAATTTTTTATGAAATTACTTACATCTAAATTATTAACAAAATCAACATTCTCTAATCCTGGTGTTAAAGTTGACTTTGTTTTTTTGTAAAATTCTTTTAAAAATAATGCACTTAGATTTATAACTGTTGTATCTGTCTCATGATTAGTTGCAGTGGAATCTGTGAATACAAGTTCTTCTGGTTGATTTATCGCATGATATGAAGTGATACCACTAAATCCTCTTATACATCCAGTGAATGTATTAGTGGTTAATCCTGTATATGTTATTACTTCGTCATTAATTTTAAATAATCCATATTCTTTAGGAAATCCCTTAGTACTACTAACATTTACTATTGTTGCAGATGTTGTGATACCACTTGTTAGTGTAGTTTCTCCTACTACAACCTCTGGAGTTAAATTATCTAATTTAATATACTGATCTAAATTATCAGTAAGATCAATTACTCCCCCTTGATATTCTTGGGAGATATAATATTGTTTTAAAAAATCAACTGCTTTAGGACTTTCAGATAATAGAAATTCAGGGATTTGATTTTCAATTATCTGTTGGACTTTGACTCTCTTATCAATTCCAGTTGTTATCATATTATCCTCTTATCAGTGTTCCGTTTGAATAACTTGAAGTAACTTTATAACCAACACCAGATATCTGCTCTCCAGAAGTAATAGTGTCTTTAACCATATTTATCGTACTATCACCAACCGCAAATGTAAGATATAAGTCTTTTAAACTTAAAATATCATTTGATTCTGGAAATGCTTGAATTTCAATAATATTGTTCGATTTTTCAGTTGATGTTATGTTAATTGTATTTAAAATAACTTCACCATGAATATAATCAACGACCCCAGCGGATGATACTACAAGTTGATCTCCATCACCTTTAACCACAGCTATAACTCCCTTTCCACTTCCATCTAAACTACCACTTAGAGTTTTATTCGGTATATCTGTGAAATATACGGTGTCAGTTTGATTTTGAATTGTAAATCCCGTGCTTTTAATATTTCTTCCTGCAGGATTTATATGAAATCTATTACCATAACATAATTCATACTGTGCAAATGTGTTTGTAATTGCTTTTAGATTTCTTCGTATGATCACACGAGTTATGTTCGATGATATTGCATCATCAATTTTATCAATAACATTTATAACTTTACTATACTTGAATCTACCACCAAATTTATTAAGATCAGTTGACTGACTGTACGTTGTCAAACCGTTTATAATTTTACTTTTTAAATTTGATACAGTACTGACTTTAGAAGGATCATAGTACACATACGACTCAAGTTCAACATATAATAACTTTAGATCTAAAATTTTCTGATTGATACCTGTTAATGAATAACTTTTTAATTTTGATAAAATTATTGTTTTATCGTAGTCTGACACAAATTCACCATTTTTTGGTTTTATGGTAATTGATACTGTTCCAAACTCAGGAGGATCAAGTTCCTCACCACCAACGACTGAAACTGATTCTGTATTAGGATAAATTGTTTGTATTATTGACTCATAATCCCTTGCTGTAACAGCTCTGTACTGTGATGAATAGAGTCTAGGTGCAAAATACTTAATAGAGTCAATTGACTCGATGTTGCCTCCGTTAGATGCCGCTGAGACCGTTGTAATTAATGGTGTAGTAGAAGGTAATTGAATTTGATTTGAAGATGACACTACACTACCTGCATAGGTAAACGATGCAGGACCGTTTCCTTCTACACCATCTGTGACAATATAAGAAACTGTGATTACAGCATCGTTATCTATCTTTTTACCAAAAACACCATCACCAAAAAGCAACTCATATCTCTCATCAGTGATCTCTTGTATCAAATACACTTCAGAAGAGTCAGTTATATTCAATATGTTATCAACTTTACGATATTCTCTCTCAGTGGTGTCAGAGATACCACTTACTTTAACAACTATGGTTGAAGTATCAATAAATGAGTTTTCAAGTATGAATCTTTGATCAAGTGATCCGTCAACAGTAAAGGTTTTTGTTAAGTAAGTTCCCTGATATACGATGATGTCATTAAATGAAGAGGTGCTTGAAATTATATTACCTGCATTATCTGTTAATTGACTTGTAACTGAAGTAATCGACTCTGGAATTGAAAAAACGTAAGAAGAATCATTACTTGTACCAACACAGACTAATCCTGGTTGTAAAGTCAGAGTTGGTGTATTACCACTTGTTGTAACATCGAAAGAAATGGTTGCTTGTGCAGCTGTTCTTGATCTTGGAACATATCCAACGTTTCGAGCAAGTGAAACAACATTTTCACGCACTGTAGCAGAGTCTAAAAACGACTCATTTACAATCATGTTTGAGTTAAATGCTGTAATATACGTATTATATGCTAAAGTATCGATTAAAACGGAAAAATTTGACCCTTCAAAGTCAAAATCGGTAAAATCCGAGTTTGCACGGATATAATCCTTGATTGAAGTCTTGATTTGGTCAAAATCGAGGTTTGTAAACTTAGTAAAAGGCATTTATCTTGTTGCTTCGAGCATGAATGTGAATTCTTGTGTAGGAATTTCTTGTCCAACAATATCAAAGAACACCGTAACCTCAAATTCGTTCAAATCTGGTCTAGGTTCAACCTCAACAACTACATTATCTATTCTAGGTTCAAAATTTTCAAGTGTTATTTCAATTTGGTTCTGTATAACAGACGCAGTACCAAAATCTACGAAGTCAAATAGGCTATTTCGTACCTCAGAACCCAGTGCTGAGTTAAAAAACCTCTCAGTTGGGATTGTTTGTACTAAATTTCTTACAGATTTCTTAATTGCATTCTCATTTTTGAGAATTGTAAGATCTTTTGTGACTGGATGGGGTGAAAAAGACAAACTTATGTCCTTAAATGCCCTTGATATCCGATTTATAGCCATTAAAACAGGTGTTTCCTGTTTTATTTATGACACTTTTTTTAGAATGTTATTATTTATCCCAAATTAGGTTCTATTTCGTCTTTTTTGCTTCTTTCTTTTGCTGTTTTCCAGAAATAATTCTCTTCTGAACCTAGTCCATCACGATCATGACCGTTTTCAACCTGATAATACACAGTTGAAACCTTAAAATCGGGTGTTTTAGGCACTTCTGGTGTAATACTGTTGTCATAGATACGCATTCTATTGTTTGGATAGAGACAAAACTGTCCATTATCCAATTCGAGAAGGTTGTGAGACTTATGTTCGGCAGGTTGTTCACTTGTAGAATAGTCAATTGCATCAACATCTGAGTGATAATTGTCTAAAGTGCAAATATACGTGCCAGTTTGGTTGCCATAATCCCTTGTCATGACCTCATAGTGCATCGAACCGATAAATTGCTTCTGAACTGCGACAACTCCGTAGTCCATACAGTTCCAAAACTGTAAATTATGCAGTGTCATATCAGGTTTTGGTGTCTCAGGGTCGGATGTAAACGCAGAAATTGGTAATTTATCGAACATCGCAGCATAATCTGGCAAATATGTCTCAAAATAGAAGGCACGACCAGGTATACTCTTCGCAGAAACCCATACTCCCTTTACAAATTCACCATGACCACTCTTATGATCGGTCAAATACTCTTTTCTTACCCATACTTCATAGGAGGGTAGATTCGCAATTAACGTAGACATCTATTTTCCTTGTCCTTTATATCTTTTACGAGCCGAGTTACGGGATGTTGCCGAGTATTTCGAGTGTTTTCCCTTTCCTTGACGAGTTTTTTTCGGGCGGGTTTCAATTGTATTGCCCATGCTAAATGTTTTTGCCATTAGTTTTCCTTAATTTCAGTTCTAAGTTCGAGAGGATGCGGTGTACCATTCGCAAAGAAGTCATCTGCTAAGTCCTGCATCTTGTCCATATACTCTTCTTCTGTGAGATTATCAAATAAAACCTCACCTTTATGAGTAATTTTAAATAACTCTTGTTTTTTCATGTCCTACACGAATACGAGGATCACACATAATACGGAATCCTGCCTCTTTTGCATCTAAACAGAATGAGACATCTTCTCCGCACATATCTTGAACAGCACCAGATTCAAATACTTGCATCTTCGG